AAGGCATAGCCTCATAACCCAACCCCCATTTGGTTGGATCTTTACCCTTAGGAGCTATCAATATCTGGGTATAACTTACAGTTTTCCTGGTAGCTTCCTCTAGTCTGCGTATTAAATCTCTCATGACTTATCCTATCATCATTCCAATTCTCGCCGCCTTGTCTCTTGTACGGCTCTTCCTTATTTTCTGAAATCCACCCCTGTTCATAGACGCAACCCGTACCGTTCCGTCTGCCGTTATTTTTACAAAAAACATCGCATCCTTCAATCTCTTAAGCAAATCCAGCATTGGATCATCTACGTTCTGCAATATAATCTCGTTTCTATACCAAAACCCAAACACATCCCTCGTCCACTCAACTCTAACTCGTATCGGTATATTCCTATCCTCAGCAACATAGATCCAAATTCTTATCTCTCCAATTGCCTTACCTGATCCATCCAATAACGGAGATACCAACATCGATATATATCCTCCTGGATATGATGTCGGCACTGGCGTTATAAATTCTCGTTTCGTCCTACCCGTCATACGCAAATATCCCTTGGCTGCATCTATCATCCTGTCAGCAATATCTCTCCTTGACATCTGCGTTAAATCACCCATTTATTCTATCCCTCGGTCAATATCCTCTTATCATCCTCGTCTGGCTCAGTTGTGTCTTCCCAGTTTGGTCCGTCTTCATCACCTTTGGCAATGATAACATCCGATTTCTTTCCTTGATTACCATGATCTGCGATCCCTTGCCCAACTACATACGCAGCAACAAGACCTACAATAGTCAAAATCGCCTCGTTGGAAATTCCAAGTTTTAACGTGTCATTCAAAACAGTCAATACCGCAGTCAATACAACCGTCAAAAGTTTCCTTGAATTAATCTTTTTCAACATCTTTATTCTCCTATCAAAGTTTCTACTTTTCTTACTATTACATCATGACCTATCCTACCAATAGACTCAGGATCTCCATCACTCATGGATACAAACATCTCACAATCTCCACCTATACCAGCATACTTACTAAATTGTTTCAATGCACTTGCTAAAGCATTAGCATCATCAACCCTTGCCAAGTGAATTACAACTTTTACTGATTGATCATTCCTTATCTCATCAAGCCTTCTAATAAGATTCTTCATCTTAAATATGCCTTACGAAGAGTTGGAGATTCACCCTTGTACTCATCCACTACCTTGTTCATAGCATCTATGTACGCCTGGTAAGCCTCAACCTCTGACTGCATTTTCTTCGCCATCGCAGAAGCAGACCAGTCACCAGTTAACCTCTTGAATACGACCGACCTGTTCTTCATAGCCTTCTTGAATGCCATGTTTGAATTGACCTTCTTCATACCATCAGAGGTGAACATCTTCTCCATTGAAACTGCCTTCTTCTCAACCTCGTCAAGTTTTGCCTCAACTTCTTTCAGTTTTTTCTCCTCCTTTGGAGTACCGCCTTTTGTTGCTCGCTCTTTCGCAAATAACTCTTCGTCCCTTTCCTCAATACGGCTAAGTATCTTTGACATTCCTCCTATCCTATTCAATGATTTTCTCATACCTATACCCCTATCCTCAAAAAGTTTAGCCTCTTTTTTCATACCATTCTTCTTCATTATATCTATAATCTGCTTAGCCTCTTTAGAGTTAACCTCTCCACCCTTTGCCAACACCTTTGCAGCATAAGATAAAATTCTGTTCTTAGGCTCGTAATACAAAGCAAGATACAATGCGTCTAGTTTATCCCTGTTAATTTCAGGACGTTTTCTCTGCGCACCGAACTTACTTCTAGGACGTATATGAGTACCACTATACACACCCCTGGAAAATCCCGGAGCACTCCACGAATGACCCTCGTCATCATGTGCTATTCCTTTTTTGTCTATATAGACTTCGCTCATTTTATTCCTCTCTAGTAATATCTTCCCCCAATACCTTCTTGGCAGCTGTTGTCAAAGCATCCGATACTGCACTCAAAAATTTCTTCGCATTATCGTCTTTGTCAGCAACAGATGCCAAACCCTTAATAAGTTGTGACATCTTAAAAAACGCATCTTTGTCCCTGTAATCAGTATCTCTAAGCGCTTTTATCGTATCATCTGTATCTGATGCTTCGCTAATATCACTCTCACAAATTACACCTGACGGAATACCAGATAATTCTCTCAATCTATTTATATCCAATACCATTCTGTTACCTCTTTATCTTTTTTCATTTGTTTCTCCTTGATTTATATTGGATCAAGCAAAGTGAACTCAGAAAATGCATCTATATTCAATTCAAGTTCTGAAATAGACACCTCGCCACTAGTAGCATCGAAATCGCTACCAGCCTTATATCTTGTCGGAATAGCATTCCATAACAACCATGCTTTACCCGGTAAATACAAACCTGCCTCTATAGGCAAATCTATTCCCTCCACCAATGACCCATCTAGTCCACCAGCATCGTGTGCTAAATTGATATTAGTAAAATGTAACAACAATAAGTGCCTGTTTGTTACCTCAAGTCCTATAATAGCCCTGTACATCCAATCCCACATCGTATCATCATACCCGCGAACACCTCTAGTTAGTGTAATAGGTCCAGCAGATCCGCCAATATAAGAATGCTTTTTAAACATAGAATTTACCTGTTTTATCTCGTCAACCTCCGCAGTATATTCGGGTGCTGTGATAGATTTAAATCCGAAAAAAGGCGCGCCTAAAACGTAAAAAGGGGGGGCAACAGATGGTACTACATCAAATAACCAAAATCTATGAGTCTGCATAAAATCAGCAATTCGGCTTCTCGCCATATCACACCTATATTCCCACTATATAGACTCTGAAACAGACTCTGAACCATATAAAATATCAAAATACTCAATAGCCAAATCAACTTCTGCAAGCGAAACATCCCCAGTCATTGAATCAAAATCACCAGCTGGCTTCGCTCTAATAGCAAAACATTCTCCACACTTTATCTCACGAGTATCTGTTCCAGGGTCTGCCGATGTAGCTAAACTCATCTCGCTACGCTGATAATGATAGATACTAACATCAGAACGATATTCCGTTCCCCTAATACTAGCCATTATCATTTTAAAAAAAGACGAATCCCTCTTTGTAATTCCTCTCATCAACGTAATCTCAGATACAGTAGGTGGTCCAGGATATTTCTGAGTCCACTCAAATGTTCCTTCCCTATACTCAGATGCTTCTACAGACAATTCAGGAATAGTAACAGATTGAAACCCAGCCTGTACATCGCCTGCTCCTCGTCCGTCAGCTCCATCCTCTACACCCTGAAGTGGATCAGTACCATTACTATCGCTAGCAATTACATGGTATCGAAAACCCTGCATAAAATCTGTATTTGCTGCCCTCATTATTAAATCTCCTATCCCTACGAGGTATAAGGCCCCGGAGGTAAATTACTAGCTCCAAGTTGAGGAGCTGCATCAAACATGCTAGTTCCCCATCCTTCACCTAGAACAAACATTATCTGTCCATCAGAAGTTACAGAGCCTGTCCCTACAACTTGGAATTTACAATCTGGAGGAACTATAACTCCACCATTTAACCATTCTTTGTATCCTACACCTGTTGTCAATGTAACATAACCAGCATTAACAGAATTTCCGTCTCTATCTATAATATTAAAATTTACAGCAGTTAGAGTTGGAATATTCACTAAAACAGTTTTGATACTATATCCGTTTCTTGCAATAGTTTCAGGAATATCTATCAACCCACCATCTTCAAGTCCAGAAAATACCCTGTAACGACCACGTCTAATAGTCTCTTCACTATCCGAATAATTTACTGTTGTAACATCACCATCTACATCGCAAGTTGCGCTAGATGATGTACCTGTAATGGTCAAACCATCACTTGGAGAAACACCTGTAGATAGTAATATCACCATACTACCAGTAGCACCATCATCAACAAGCGTACTAAGTATTCCAGTACCTCCAGTCCATGATAACGGCTCACCTAGTGTAAATGGACCACTGCCTTCGTTATCATAATCAAAAGAATACGATACTCCAGTAGGTGCAACACCTGTTAGTCCTCCACCATTAAGTACCCTATGTATAATAACACTAGGTATTACCTTTATAACAGCCATTCAGTTACCTACCCCTCTGAAGATAAAACTTTTTGACTAAAACGAAATACAAGAAATTCTGCTGGTTTGTTCGTAGCGACACCAACATCACAGAAAACGATACCCTGATCTACAGTATTCTGTGGATTGTTAGTCCTATCACAAATGACAAAATATGATTCTGAAGGAGTTGTACCCGCAAATACTCCAGCCTGATGTTGACCAAGTAAAAACGAACTCACTTGATTTCTAATTCTGTTCCATAATGCAGGTCCATTATTTCTAAACAGGTGAACATGAGTAGAATTAAACACTGACTTCTCAACAAACATAAGAGTACGTCTCATCTGGATATACGGAAATTCTCCTCCAGATGCATCAAGAGTACGCGCACCCCAAACAACCCTTCCAGTGTGAGGCCACTGTACTAAAGCATTAATCTTATCTGTCTTGTAAACTATCCCAACCTGTTCAGGAGTCAAATCCAACTCAAGACCAGTAGACCAAGCTAAATTTCCTTTCCCCATACCAGCTGGAGCTTCACCAACATTGTTATCATTGTCTGTCCTAGCATATACCCCAGCAACATGACCACCACAAGGTATATCCAGATTAACTCCACTTACTGGATCCAAAACCTTAACATGAGGATAATACAAAGCTGCATAACTAGACATTTTGTTAAGAGTAAATTTCTTCCAGTTTACAGCTTCCTGATATGTTAACCCATGAGGAACTGTCAAAAGAACGAACTTGTCTTTCATCAATTCAGCATAATCAACTAAAGCAGCTCCAACCGTTGAATCTGTCTGGAAATCAGCGGCTACCAGTTGCATAAGAGCATCCACTTTTCCAAACGCATAAATACCAGCCTGGTCAATAGCAAGAGAAGCATCAATAATATCAGTACTTGATACCGCTGTACCATCTGTTCCTCCTGCCAAAACAGAAGATACAGAAGTAGCAGGATTCATATAGTAACTAGCCGTTTGAATATAAGCACCAGCAGGTCCTGCACCTGGATTTCCAGAAATAGCCCAAGTAAGATTGACAACTCCAGTTGTATAGCTTACTGTATTAACCCCGACTGAATTCAAGCTAAATTTTTGCGGATATCCAGTAGCCTGAGTATCAGATATAGACATATTCCCATTTGCATCATCCTCAAGTGCAATCGCTGTAGCATAAATACAACCAAATGTAATATCGCTACTAGCAACCGCAGTATCTGAAGACCATGCTGTTACATCCTGTAACGTAAGAGTGTTAGCAGGTGTACCTGTAATCCCTGTAATCTGCCCAGTAGTATAATCAATAGTAGCACAAGACCCAGCAACACCGTCCCACAGATTACCATCGCCATCATCAATAATATGGACCGCTCCAGCTCCAGTAAGAGTCATATCAATCGTAACAGACCCTGGAACAATCGCAGCAGGAACAGATGTGCTACCAGGTGAAACAATTGATTCTTCTCCACCTGCATCTGCTGTAGCCGTTCCTATCTTAACTACAGGCTCTATAACTGCATAAATGTCACCCGTTGTCCAAGCAACAGGAGTAGCTGTCAAAACACCTGTAATACTAGTTGTGTCATTGGCAGTAATAATCGCAGATGCTCCACCTGTGATATTCACTACAATCTTACCTACCAATCCATTTGTCGTACCAAAATCAGCAGTAGAATCTGTAAGAACAGCATTGTCAGCAGTAGCCGTACCTGTAAACGAAACCAAACCATCCGCCATCTGAAAATCCATACCAAGTGTCATCTCAAACGGTGCATTAGCAAGAGTATACTCCCACGCCTTTGTAGCTCCATCGTAAGCCACTGGAGGCGTCGAAGTACTTCCCTGTGGTCTCTGTGTAGCAGTAACAGATTCGTCCGTTACAGCAGTTCCCTGAAGTGTAGGTGGATTAATCCCGTTTCCATAATCAACTACTTCTATCAGATCAGAACCAGAACCATCAGCGTTAATAACAGTAGCAACATACGATGGAGATGTAGAATCATCAAATACTAAATCTGCCCATGTCTCTACTGTCGCCCAAGATCTATTTAAAGCATCTTGGTTTACATCCTCGTCAACAATAACTGTAAACCTTGACCAACTAGCTGTTGCCTGAGTAAGATAGTCGTCGCTGCCCTGAATAATTCTTACCCTATAAAAATTACCAGCAGCACCAGGCCAAGCCATCTGAAATCTAAAAATAACATAATTATACGTAGCTAATATGTAATCTGTAGTTCCTGTAAATTGAGAAGGATCTGTTAGCTCTACATGTATCTCTCCAGTAGATAAATCAATTGTACCAGTTCCTCCGGATGCAGACCCACCAGATGCAGTAGCATCTAAAGTAAGAACTCCATCGTCGTCAGAAACGAAAACATTAACTTCAGCTGGTGTTCCCGCATTAGAAAACGTCAAAGAAAACCCAGATGACAAAACTGGAGCATAGTCTAACTGCAAATCATATATTCCAGTAGGCTGTACAGTGTTGTCTACCTGTTCATCCTCTACAGATGCTGGAAAATCCCAATAAGCATCATCGGCATCATCGGCAGTAACACGCACAAAATACAAACGCTGTCCACCGTTAACAAAGAAGGCATATGCCTCATGAGCTGATATGCTATCTGCTGTGAAAGTACCAAATTTAGATGCCCATTCTGGAAAAC